AGTGTGACTGGGTTGAAAGATCAGACGACGGGTCTGACTGGTTCAGCACACTAGATAGTGCAAAGTATTTTTGTGCCTGTTACAAAGAAAGTGGCGAACGTGTCCGTGTTGTCAAGGAGGAGGTGGTGTATGATCCCGACCGTAAGCGTTAGTAAGATGACGGGTAAGCTGGACGGTATACAAGCAATCAATACCAACACAGCGACGAACCCGTTCTGTATCAAGGAGTCTAGTAGACCCGATTCCGACAAGATATGCGGAAAGTGCTACAGCATGAGTATGCTTTCTAGTTATAGGAAGAACTGCCAACCAGCGTTCCAGAGGAATAGTGATGTACTTGCGAGTGATGCTGAGTTCATTCTGCCTCGTACCTCCGGTGCATTCGTGCGGTTTCATGGGCATGGAGAGCTAATAAATGAGCAGCACTTCCGTAATTTATGTGCGATAGCTAGTGACAACAAACACTCGACGTTTGCTCTGTGGACTAAACGTGTGGGTATTGTGCGTAAGAATCTGCATCATGTACCTGATAATATGATTCTTGTTTATAGTAATCCGAAGATAGATAACGTGATGTCATCTCCACCGCGTGGGTTCGACCGTGTATTCAACAACGTGTCGGAGGCGTACGACGGTGAAGCTAACTGCACTGGACAGAAGTGTATGGATTGTTTACTATGCTACAAGCGTGACACCACGCAGGTTATTGTTGAACACGTCAAATAGGAGGACGTATGGGACGCGAACAGTGGGAAGTTTGGCACGACGACTACCAAGATTATTGGGAAGGTGATCGTTGTATCTGGGACTATGCAGAGGAGTATCACGAGGACGATATCTCCAAGTACAAAGAGGAGAGGGATCAGTCCGATGAGTGAATTTAATTTAGGTATCTTTTTGTTTGCTTTGTTTTCTGGTGTCATCATTGTGGCGTGGATTACCATTGATGATGAAGACTTTAACGAGCGCTTTGAACATAACAGGAAGATGCGATATGAAGATGAGGAGAAGTAGATAGTGGGTAAGAAGTATGTTGATTACCATATGACACACCAAGAGATTGCTGAAGAGTTAGGTATCAGTCGTCAGATGGTACGTGTCATTGAGTATCGTGCGCTGCAAAAGCTCAAGCGTTCAGGTAAGCTACGTGCTTTCTTGGATCATGTTAACGACGAGAGGGAGGAAAGATATGGGAAGGAATACACGCCGATATGTTAAGACGCACAAACAACGGACTAAATCAAGAGGAAATACTACCGACAATCGCATTAGCAAAAAGTCTCGTCGTGTGGTATACTAATCTATATAGTCTATACAGTAAGTACTATGCATTAGTATTAAGTATTACTAATACATATTACTTTTATAATAGGAGGTAACATGAAACAAGCAGAACGTATTCGTATGGTTGAAGAGTTGACGGAGGATCAGATGCATAACGTCAACTACATGGAGGCAATGAACATGTTGTTTAATCTTTTTGCGATGGAGTTTGATTCGATGGATGATGAGCAACTGAAGTCTCGTTATCTTTCCCGTTTCGGTACAAGTCAGGAGGTGCATTGATGGCGTTCGTGGAGCTACACCAGAAGTGTAATGATTGTGGATCTAGTGATGCGTTGTCCTACAATGAAGACGGGTCGAGCTATTGTTTCGCATGTGCTACGTTTACCCCGTCCTCAGAGGGCACAGGAGGCTCTGTGAGCGATATTAACGACTATCGGGTACCAACCCCAAGGGTCCCTGTAATGGAGCTTAGAGGTCAATCTAGGAGCATTCAGGACAGGGGTATTGATGCACGTACAATGGAGAAGTATTCATCCACTGTGTATGGTGACGAGGTACACTTCGGATATCACACACCAGACGGTGAATTAACTGCAGTTAAAAAACGCACACCCGACAAGAAGTTCAGCATCGACGGTGACTGGAAACGTGCCGGTCTGTTCGGTCAGCATCTATTCCCTTCGGGTGGGCAGTACATAACCGTGGTGGAAGGTGAGATGGATGCACTGTCTGCGTACCAGATGTTTGGTGACAAGTACCCAGTAGTGTCTATTCGTAATGGTGCACAGGGTGCGGCGGCGGATTGTCGCAGGGCATACGAGTTCCTCGATCAGTTCGACAACATCATCTTCTGCTACGACAACGACGAGCATGGTAAGAAAGCAGCGCACGAGTGTGCCGATATGTTTGGTGGTAAGGCAAAGATCTACCAACATGGTGAACATAAGGATGCATCAGACTATCTCGTCAACGCCGACAAGGATGACTTTGTTAAGCGGTGGTGGGCGGCTAAGGTGTACACACCTGACGGGATGGTGATGATAGGGTCACTCCGTGAGGCACTGAAGAAGCCATTGGTGGAGGCAGAGATACGCTATCCCTACAAGGGACTGGATGACATGACGTTTGGTATCAGACCGACTGAGCTAGTTACCATCTGTTCAGGGTCTGGGCTGGGTAAGTCTACGTTCATGCGTGAGCTAGTGTTCTCCATTGCATCGCAGACTAACGAGAGGATAGGACTAGCATTCCTTGAAGAGACGCCTAACCGGACTGCCCGTGGACTGGTAGGTCTACAGATCAACAAACCGATACACTTGCCCGGATGTGATTACGCCCCCGATGAGGTAGAGTACGTATTCAACTCGTTAGATTTGGACGACCGTGTTGTGCTGTGGGATTCGTTTGGCTCCAATCAGATCGAGAATGTACTGGCTAGGTTCCGTTACCAAGTCAAGGTGCTAGGTGTTAGGTACATCATCCTCGATCACATATCCATTCTGGTATCGGATCAATCCAATGGTGATGAACGTAAAGCCATTGATGAGATCATGACCAAGCTGCGTATGTTCTGTCAGGAGATGGAGATATGTATGTTTGTTGTTAGTCACCTACGTAGACCAGAAGGAAAAGGACATGAGGATGGAGCAGTTACTAGTCTGGGTCAGCTTCGCGGCAGTGCTTCAATTGCTCAACTGTCTGATATTGTTCTTGGACTAGAGCGTAATGCACAAGCAGAAGATCAGATGGTACGCAACACAACCAACGTGCGTGTACTAAAGAACAGGTTCAGCGGCATGACTGGACCAGCCTGTTCGTTGCTGTATAATAAAGACACTGGACGGTTAACGGAGATGATGGAGTGAGATGCGTTGCATGTAACAAGATACTCAATGACTACGAGCTAACACGTAAGTTCACTGGGTCGGGGGAGTTTGTTGACTTATGTAATGGTTGTGGTAAATTCCTAATTGAGGATGACGTTACCGTCGAAGGTAACTTAGACTATGCACATTTATCAGACATGGAGGAAGCATACGATGTCGAAGATGGGGAACTGGATTGTTACTCAGGAACAGAACATGGAGATGAAGAACTATGGTAGAGAACTTACAGAGCAAGAAGAGTTGGACCTTGCCTATTACGAATATAGTGTTCTTGGATATAGAAACGGATGGTCTCCATCCATCGGTAATACACTGCGTGGTGACAAAGAGACCAAACGAGGAGCACTTGCTCCATACATCTAAGGAGTCGTTGCAGGAAGAGCTAGACAGAGGTCTCAATACATACGTATGCGGACACAACTACATAGGCTTTGACGGACCTGTACTGAAAAAGCTTTGGGGTATAGAGGTGATGCCTGAGTATGTTCTGGATACGTTGGTGATGTCGAGGCTGTTCCATCCCGATGTACAAGGAGGACATAGCCTAGCTACGTGGGGAGAGAAACTACGCTTCCCTAAGGGTGACCATGATGATTGGAGTAAGCTATCTGATGAGATGATTCAGTACTGTATGCGTGATGTCTCAGTCACTGAGAAGCTTTATCAAACACTTACGATGCAACTCATGATGTATGACTTCTCCGACACGAGTGTGTATCTTGAACATGCTGTTGCACACATATGCAGAGAACAGGAAGAGAATGGGTTTGCTTTCAATCTTGTTGGTGCAAAGCAACTCGAACGCCAGCTTGAGACTAAGATGCTTGGGATTGAAGCTGCATTGCAGACTGTATTCCCACCGATAGCAGAGGAGCAGAGGTATCACAAGACAACGGGTAAGCCACTACCATTGAGGTATCAACACTTCAACGTAGGGTCACGTCAGCAGATAGCTGAGAGACTGACGCAGAAGGGTGCTATGTGGAAAGAGAAGACACCATCGGGTAAACCAAAGGTGGATGAGTCTACTCTGAAGAAGAACCTGCACATACCTGAAGCCAAGATGGTACTGGAGTACCTGCTGTTACAGAAGCGACACTCTCAGGTATTGTCGTGGATCAAAGCAGAAAACAAAGGGAGGATACATGGGAGAGTTAAACATATTGGAGCGGTTACGGGTCGGATGGCTCATTCTAATCCTAATCTTGCACAAGTGCCTGCGGTTTATGCAGATTATGGTACTGAGTGTCGTAGCTTGTTTATTGTTCCTCCTGACCGTGTTCTCGTGGGTGCTGATGCATCTGGTCTTGAACTACGTATGCTCGCCCATTACATGGATGATGAAGCGTATACGAAAGAAATCCTAGAGGGTGACATACATACGGCAAACCAACACGCGGCTGGTTTACAGACTAGAGCGCAAGCTAAGACGTTTATCTATGCGTTCTTGTACGGTGCTGGCAATGCCAAGATAGGATCTGTCGTAGGCGGTAATGCAAAGAAAGGTGGTGAACTCAAAGACAAGTTCCTTGAGAATACTCCTGCACTGGCTGAACTACGAGAAGATATTACAACGCAAGCAGACTCTGGTTTCCTTGACGGACTGGACGGTAGACGACTACGTGTTCGTTCTTCCCATGCTGCGTTAAACACACTACTGCAGGGAGCAGGTGCGATTGTAATGAAACAGGCTGTGATACATCTGTATGAATTACTTGAGCATGTTGACTTCAAGCTAGTAGCACAAGTCCACGATGAGTGGCAAATAGAGTGTCATCCTGATGATGCTGAGTACGTAGGTAAGTCCGCTGTACAGGCAATCATTCAGGCTGGCGAAACCTTCAACCTTAACTGCCCACTGGATGGCGAATACCGTATCGGTAGTAACTGGGCCGAAACGCATTAGCACAATCTGTAAATGTGTGGTATAATATTAATCTGGATTAATTAATAGGAGATCCTATGAGCGAAGCAAACGTAAACCTTAAGTGTCAGTTGTTTTGGCCTAACCTAACCATGAAGAACCAGCTTGCTAACAAGTACACGGTTGACCTAGCTCTCTTGTCAGACGAGGCAGTAACAGCACTCGAAGACATGGGACTGAAGGTAAACAACAAGGGTGACGAGCGCGGGTACTACATTACCTGTAAGTCAAACAACAAGTATCGAGCGTTCAAGCCAGATGGTGAAGAGCTACTGATCAAGGGACGTACACCTCTTGATGACGAGGACGATCCAGATATGGGTGTTGTCGTTGCCAATGGTTCTGAAGCCAAGTGTCTTGTTGGTTTCTATGACTGGGAGTACATGAAGAAGAAGGGTCGTTCACCTACCCTACGTCGCATGGTTATCTCTAACGTTGTAGAGTATGAGCCTGAGATGAATCTTGAGGAAGCCGTGTGATACTTATTGACGGTGACATGCTTGTCTATCGTGTAGGCTTTGCCTGTGACGAGGAACCAGAGAGGATAGCAATCCAAACTATGGCTAACTACATCTCTGAGATAATCTCTGACCTGTCTGAGCATTACAACGATTACAAGCTGTACCTTACTGGTAGCAGCAACTTCAGAAACGAGGTTGCTGTTTCTCAGC